TCTATTGGTTGGATGCTGATGCGCGTCCAGACCCTGAACGCCAAGACTACTCGGGAGCATTTGTTCTTGTAAATCCGAGCGGTGCGTACGGAAGCCGCAAGTTACCTTGGGAGGAGTGTCGTTCAGAAATCATCCACCCCAAGCCAGGCATGCTATTGGTTTTTCCAAGCTATTTGGCGCATCACTCCCACCCCTACAACGGAGAGCGACCCTCAGTGGAAATCCACTTTGAATTCAAGGTATCGCCAATTTTAGGAGTTGCTCAATGAAGATCTTGGATGACTTCATCGATGAAAAACTTGCAAACCAAACTAGACGCTGGCTTCTGGGACAGCCCCTCGTTTATGGATGGAAGGCGCACTCGGGATCTGCGGGAGTTTTTTGGCACCGAAACTTTGTGCTTCCCGGTACCTACAAGCACCACTATGACGATGGGGCATGGCGACATGACCTGACGTTTGAGGCTTTCTTGCGCGAGCCGAGCCCATTGGCTGATGTGGCTCGCCTTGTTCAGGCTGAATTTTTCAAGGGCGTCTCACTCACCCGCGTGTGGGTCAATGTGCAATCGTTTGGAGACGAAGCGTCTTTGCATCGTGACTTTCCTCAAGAGTGTGCGGGACAGGCGAGGTCTGTGATTTGGTATCCCGTTGAGAAATGGGATCCGGATTGGGGTGGAGATTTGATTGTTTTGGACCAAGCCGGCGAAATCGAAGCTGCAGCAATGGTGAAGCCCAATCGGTTGGTTTGCATTGATGGAACAAAGCCGCACTCGGTGCGACCCATGTCACGGTACTGCAATGCACTTCGCATTGCAGTGGCGTTTGCTTGTGAGGTAGGGCAATGATTGAAAACCTTTGGCCAACGCCTGTTTTGACAGATAAATCACGATGGTCAGACGCAGAGATTGAGCAGTTGCGAGTCTTTGCTGTCGAGCGTTTCAAAAATCACAAAGCCAATCCACCGAAGCATGCATTGCCCGATGTAGATGTGAAGTTAAGGGTTCAGTTGAACTTGTTTGACTCAATCCATGAGGCGCTGGCCCCTTCTGTGTGGAATCAGTTTCGTCATTGGGTAGATACGCTTTATCGGAGCTATCTCGCCCAAGCACACGGACTCAGAAACGCTGGAGAGCTTTTGGTGGAAGCTCGGTGCATACCTGTTCACTACCAGCAGGGTATGCGCGCGCAGCCGCACTATCACCACACCTGTGACCATGTGTTGTGTCTCTATTTGGATTGCGGCCACGGCAGGCTCTTGCCCATAGAACGCGATTGGACCGTTGGTGACGGTGAGCTCATCCTTCAAGATCCCCGCCCCATGGCGGGGTTTCCATTTTGGGAAAAGCTGCGCCACATCGAAACCTATCCAGGCCTGGTTGTCATCCACCCCTCAAGGGTTTGGCACGAGAGCAATCCATTCAATGCACAGGGCACACGCACGCTACTAGTGGTCACCCTGCGTGTCGCATCTCACAACTACTGTGAGCTTTATTGCAATTTGTCTAAAAGTGAAGGTGACTTAAATGCTACGAGCATCCGTTGAAGAAATCAGTGAGGAAGAAGTCTTGCTGATTGTTGAAGTCATGGACGGTGAGCGTGTGCGCTCTCGTCGTGAGTATCACTTGGCTAAGTTGCCATTTCAAAGTGCTCAAGAAGTTTGTCGTGCCGTCTGTCCTGAGGCATTTCAAGAGACAGAGCAGTCGATAGCAAAGGAGAGCTTGTAATGGCCCGATTTCAGTTGAAAGCCCACGACCGTCTTGGGCAGGATGTTTCACTCATCTATGACAACCAAACAAGTGAGCTGCTTGATTCGCGTGGTTCGCCATGGCCCTTGCCGTATGTGGATAAAAGTTGGAGCGTTGGAGCGATTGAAGCCATCAGTCAATATGCGCCAGGCGGCAAGTCATCTCCAGCTGTCTTAAAAATTCAGCTCGGTCTCTCTTGTAACTATGCCTGTGACTATTGCAGCCAAAGGTTTGTTCCCCATGCCGAGGAGACGACCAAGGATGATGTGCCTGCATTCATGGCCTTGCTTGAGGCGAATTTGAGTGAGTCCCCACAACGGATTGAGTTTTGGGGAGGCGAGCCGCTGGTCTACATCAAGACGCTCAAACCTTTGGCTGAGCACTTGCGCGCTAAGTTTCCAAATGCTTCATTTGGCATGGTGACCAACGGCACGCTCCTCACCCCCGAAATCAATGCGTGGCTTGATGAGATGGGGTTTGGTGTGGGGATTAGCCACGACGGTCCCGGGCAGCCTGCACGAGGGCCTGACCCGCTAGAGGACGCACAAGCCAAAGCCGGTATCTTGGATCTGTATGAGCGTTTGGCTCCGCAGCGGCGCATTTCGTTCAATGCCATGGTGCACCGGACCAACACCAGCCGAGAGGCGATTGCTCAGTTCTTCCTCAAACTCACAGGAGACCCAACTCTTGTCATCGGTGAGGGGGCATTCGTGGATCCGTATGACGCAGGGGGTTTGGCTAACTCGTTGCAATCTGACGACCAAGCATTTGCATTTCGTCGCCAGTCACTAGATGAAATTCGACGCGGACGAATTGTTTCTCTTGATGTCGCAAACGCTCGCATGCGAGATTGGGCGAAGAGTATTTTGGAGAGACGGCCTGCATCTGTTTTAGGTCAGAAATGCGGGATGGATAACGCAGATAACTTAGCAGTTGATCTCCATGGCAATGTGCTGACTTGTCAAAACGTCAGTGCGGTCTCTACGGCTCCGAATGGGGAGCCGCACAAGGCGGGCCATCTTTCTGATTTGAGTTCTGTGGCGGTTAAAACTTCGACCCACTGGAGTCATCGCAAAGAGTGCATGAATTGCCCCGTTGTACAGGCGTGCAAGGGCGCATGTATGTTTTTAGAGGGGCCGTTGTGGGATGCCGCGTGTGATAACGCCTACTCGGATCATGTTCCATTTTTTGTCGCTGCAGTTGAGCATCTGACAGGGTGTTCTGTCTATCGCATTGAAGGCGATTTGCCTGAGAGTCGTTCAGATATCTTTGGTTTGTCTGCGGGGGTAAGTCAAGGTGTGCCAGAGCGACGCTTTATTCCTATTGGTGTATCTCATGCCTGATGCTTCCCTGTCCGACGCCATAAGAGAGGCGTATGCCAGTGCGCCATCGGATGTGGTGATCCTGCATACCTTGGAGTTGCGTCACCCGGACTTTAAAAATGAGTCGGGCGTGACAACCGCAATCCGGGTGGTGCGAGACCAACAAGACCTCTTTGCGCGCCTCGAAGCCTCAGCACCGTTGAACTCAAGTGAAACGGTGAGGTTTGTGGCAATGGGGTTCGATTTAGATTTGCCGCCTGTGGACATCGCACCTGTTCCTGAGGTCGTGCTGACCTTGGACAACGTTTCACGCGAAATCGTCAAACATCTTGATGCTGCTTCGGAGTCAGAGGCTTCCATCGAAGTCACTTATCGACCGTACTTGTCAAATGATGTGGAGGGGCCGCAGATGGACCCTCCCATCACGCTGGTACTGACCGAGGTGGAAGCGGATGTGATGCGAGTGACAGCAAGAGCGCGAATGGTGGATATCGGGAACAAAGCATTTCCCGGTCGGTTGTACACCTCGACAGAGTTTCCGGGTCTTGCCCGGTGATGGGTAAGCCATGAAACCAACAGACGGCTACTGGGCGCACCGATACATAGGTCGCCCATGGATAGCAGGCGCACGAGGCCCCGAGTCATTTGACTGCTGGGGCCTTTTTTTATGCGTGCAGAGACATCAGTTCGGACGTGCGCTTCCGCTCATCCCTGTGGACGCGCTAAATCTGCGAGTGGTGCTCAAGACGTTCAAAGAACACCCTGAGCGAAAACGCTGGCAGCGCGTGCCAACGCCAAAAAATGGGGACGCTGTGTTAATGCGTCAGTCCAGATATCCGGTGCATGTCGGTGTTTGGCTAGACGTCGATGGTGGTGGTGTGTTGCATTGCGCGCAAGTTGTCGGCGTGGTGTTTCAGGACTTGTGGGCGCTAGACCGTCATGGCTGGCGTGTCGAGGGGTTTTATGCATTTCGAGGTGAGCCATGCCAAGCAGCAATGATGGTGTCGTAGTTTGGCTGCGAAACCCGTTCGATCCACATGAGCGTGATATCCATCACGTTCAAGGCAATCCAACGATTAGCCACTGGATGAACCAAGAGAAAATTGTCTTTGAGCAACCAACGCTGGTGCTCAAGAACGGCAAGCCTGTACTCAAGGCCGAACGCAGTGTGACTCCCATCGATGCGGGAGATGTCATCGCACTGGTGTCATTGCCACAAGGTGGAGGCGGGGGAGGTAAGAACCCGTTACAGACGGTTTTGATGATTGCCGTATTGGTTGTGGCTAACGCCTATGGAGCTCAGCTGGCCGCATCGTTTGGATATTCAGGGGCGGTAGCGACTTCGGTGGCATCGGCCGCAATCGCTGTGACGGGTTCCATCATCGTGAATGCCTTGGTGCCTTTACCCAATCAGAGTCTGCCCAATGCAACCGCCAGCTCATCTTCACCGAGTCCAACTTACTCACTGCAGGCGCGTGGCAACTACGGTCGACTGTCCCAGCCGATTCCTGTTGTGTATGGGCAGCATCTGATTTATCCGGATTTGGCTGCGATGCCTTATACGGAGTATGTTGACAATGAGGAGTACTTGCACCAGCTCCATGTGATCGGCATTGGGCATTTCCAATTTGAAGAGCTGTCGATTGATGACAGTCCCATTTCTTCGTTTGAAGAAGTGCAAGCTCAAGTCATTGAGCCAGGCGGTCAAAACACCTTGTTCAACAACGATGTGGTGACAGCGGCTGAGGTGACGGGGCAGGAATTGATTGCCGTCGCTGATACGGGCGGCAGCATCATTGGCCCCTTTGCTCTCAACCCTGCGGGCACCCACGTCAATCAAATTGGAATTGACGTTGTGATGATGCGTGGCTTGTACTACGCGACTGACGGCGGGACGCTGGATAGTCGAACCGTTCAATGGCGGGTTGAGGCGAGAACCATCAACGACGATGGGGATGCCACTTCTGGATGGCTTCACCTTGCAGATGAGTCCTACTCGGCAGCCACCAATACGGCGCAGCGCAGAACCTACAAATACGGAGTGGGCGCAGGGCGCTACGAGGTCCGCGTTCAACGGTTAGACATCAAAGACACCAGTACCCGAGCAGGACATGAGCTTCGCTGGGGGCAGGCTAAGGGCTATTTAGTCAATCCTACATTGCCAGCAGATTTGACCTTGCTGGCATTGCGCATGCGCGCCACGGACAACTTGTCTCAGCGCTCATCTCGTTTGGTGAACTGCTTGGTCACACGAAAGTTACCTGTTTGGTCAAAGACCTCAGGCTGGAGTGCGCCTCAAGCCACCCGTTCAATTGCTTGGGCCTTTGCAGATGCAGCGCGCGCGAGTTACGGGGCAGCTTTATCTGACGCAAAGATTGACCTGAATGCACTCGCACGACTGGATGGTGTGTGGTCTGTACGTGGGGATACGTTCAATGGTGTGTTCGACCAAAACCTGACGGTCTGGGATGCCATGGGGCAGATCGCCAGGGTGGGGCGCGCGGTGCCATTCTTGCAAGGCGGCATCGTGCGCATTGTTCGAGACGAACCCAAGACCATCCCCGTGGCCTTGTTCTCCACCCGAAACATCGTACGAAGCAGCTTGAAGATCCAGTATGTAATGCCCGGAGACGCAACAGCGGATGCGGTCACGGTGGAGTACTTCAATCCGAAGAGCTGGAAGCCTGATGAGGTGACGGTAGCCCTTGCGGGTTCGGCCCTGTCTAAGCCTGCGCGTTTGAAGCTCTTTGGTTGTACCGACAAGTCCCAAGCGATGCGCGAGGGAAAGTACATCGCGGCAGCCAATCGGTACCGCAGGCGAGTCATCACTTTTAGGACGGAGCTTGAAGGGCTTATCCCGACCTACGGCGACTTGGTGGCCATCAGTCATGACATGCCCAGCTGGGGTGTGAGTGGTGAGGCCTTGTCTTGGGATGGCGCATCAAGGGTGTTGGTTTGTTCTGAACGCTTGCCTTGGCAAACAGGGGCGAATCATTACATCGCGTTGAGACGTTTGGATGGTTCTGTCACTGATCCGATGGGTGTGGCGCGTGGAGCGACAGATCGGCATGCGGTGCTACAGCAAGCGCCGAGCGTTGGCATCCAAACCGGGGGAGGTGAGGAGCGAACGCACTTTGCTTTTGGGGTGGGGCAGACCTGGGCCCAAATGGCACGCGTGATGAGTGTCAAACCCCGCGCTAATTTGGTGGAGGTGAGCTGCGTGGCAGAAAGCGCTGCAGTTCACACCGCCGATCAAATATAAACCAACGAGTTGTTCACAACCCGCCTTGAAGCGATTCGGGCGGGTATTTTTTTGGGGGTTAAGAAATGCCAGAACCAACGAGTAGTGGAGTGGCCGGAGCCGCCGCTGCATACAAAGCCTTTGGCGGAACGGCTGCTGCCGCAGCTAGTGGAGCAACGCTTGCTGCAGTCGTGGTCATGCTCATGACGCCACCTCGCGATAAGCGTGAATGGACGGTCGGACTAATTAGTACGGTGGTTTCAAGCATTGGCGGTGGTGCGACCACGATCGAGTATTTCCAGATTCACCACTGGGCGTTCTCAACGGTGGGGTTATGTGCCATGGGCGGTTTGATCTTTGCATGCGGCTTGCCCGGATGGGCCATGGTCCGTTGGCTTTTCACTTTCATTGAGCAGCGGCGAGATGCATCCATCGACCAGGTTGCCAAAGACGTAAGGGAGATGCTGTGAAACCACAAGACTTCATTGCTTTCATTGGGCCTGCCGCGCGGGCTTGTCACAAGTCCTCGGGTGTACCGGCCAGCATCACCGTGAGTCAGGCTGCACTGGAATCTGGCTGGGGTGAATCAGGGCTGACCAAGACGGCCAATAACCTGTTCGGTATCAAGGCAGACAGTTTGTGGCGCGGTGAGACTGTGACGCTTGACACCAAGGAGTTCATCCGAGGGCAGTGGGTGGTTGTGCCCGCCAAGTGGCGCAAGTACCCAACCTGGCAGGCCAGTGTGGACGACCATGCCGCATTCTTAAAACGCAACCCTCGCTACAAAGACTGCTTCCTGTGTGCCTCGACGCAGACCTTTGCTCGTGCGCTCCTCAAAGCCGGATATGCCACGGATCCTGACTATGCCGACAAGCTGATCCGTTTGATTGGTAACTACAACTTGGGTTCGTTGGACGGGGAGGGCGTATGAGCTGGATCCGAGAATTTGTCGATCTAAACAAATCGTTGCTCCTCAAAGGGCTGCTGCTTCTTATGGCGTTTTTACTAGGCCTGCAAATGGGGGAATCCCGTCTGCAGCGCCGGTGGGATGCTGAGAAACAAGCCGTGCAAATTGCACAAGCAAAGCAAGAGCAACACGCTACCGATGTAGCTCAAGTTCAAAACCAAATATCGAAGGAGATCTCTGATGACTATCGTAAGATGTTTAGTTTGTTGTCTAGTCGTGCTGTTTTATCTGGGCGGGTGCTCAACAGGATCGAAATCAGCTCAAGTGATTTGTCCGCAGTTTCCAGTAATGCCGCAGGAGTTGCTTCAACCGGCTCCCACTTTGTACCTACTCCCGAAGGAGTTTCGGCAATAGTGGACTGTGAACAGCTCAGCAGTGATTCAGCGCAGACTACGCTTATGTTGCTGGAAATCCAGCGTTGGTATCGAAGGCAAGTGGTTCTTGACCGCTAAAAATTAAACCTGCGCCTGGTGTGCAGGCTCATGAGTGGGTATTGAGTTCTGTGACGCAAACCTTGGACGTCGCTTCAATCCACTAAACCAACACAACAGTCATCAAATTTTCTTTGATGAAGGGCTGGCTTTCTTGAGTGCATTAACCAAGCCCTCAATGCTGATCGGCTTGCTAATGAAGTCATTCATTCCGGCTTTATAACAATTAACTCTGTCTTCTGCGAAGGCGTTAGCAGTGAGAGCAATGATGTAGGGTTGCTCGAGATTTTTATCGGCTCGTATTTGTCGAGTTGCAGTTATTCCATCCATGTTGGGCATTTGTAGATCCATCA